TTCTACAGCCGACACTAAAGACTGCTGTAGAGTATCTAAGGAATGATCGATATCTTTTGTGGAACATTGCTGATATAAAACTTGGCAAAGATATGTTACCGCTAGAAGATGATAGCAAAGAAATTTTGGAAGGGCTTGGAATGGAATATAAAGGATTCTTGAAGATGGCTCTTGCGAAGATGCCTGGAGGAAACAGGGTTTCCGACGAGCAAGCAACTTTCAAAAATAGTTGCGTGATAAATGGTTCTATTCATAAGTATGAGCCTATATTTGTTTACTACAAACCTTAAGGAGTAAATTATGATTACAGTAAACGGCGTTGAATACACTGAAGAGCAGTTAAATGATACTCAAAAGTATCTTGTTGCTCAAGTTCAGGATATCAACACAAAATCTCAGAAGATTCAATTTGAATTGGATCAACTGACTGCAGCGAAAGAATTCATGACCGCTAGGCTCATGGAAACTTTTGAGGAAGTAAACCCTGATGAAGCAATTGCAGAAACTCCCGCAGAGGAAGAAACTCCTGCTGAAGAGACTGCGGCTTGACTAATATAAAGTTTTGTGATATCATTAGCGTTTACTATTATTAAGGATAGTTATGGATATGAAATTAAGTGAAAACACGTTAGCGGTACTAAAAAACTTTTCTACGATCAATCCAGGCATTTTGTTTCGCCAAGGCAATGTTCTTAAAACTATGTCGAAAGCGCAAAACATTTTGGCTGAAGCTAAGATCGAAGATTCGTTTTCTGAAGACTTCGGTATCTACGATTTGAATAAATTTCTGGGAGTTATGTCTGCACTGGACAATCCAGATATCAATATCAATATCGAAAATCAATCTTTAGAATTAGGATCTTCTGATAATGGCTGTCGGTACAGAATGTCTGATCCAGCATTGATCGTATCTCCGGATCAAGAAATCGAAGTAGGCGCACCTGAAGTATCTTTTACTTTGCCGGCAAATGTGCTTGAAAAAGTCTACCGTCTTGGTGGTGTACTGGGTCTTCCCAACATTGTCTTTCGTGGCAATCGTGATAAGATTTCCATTGCAGCACTGGATGTTCGAAATCCAGATTCGGATGTTTATTGGATTGATGTTGGAGAAACTTCTGCAGAATTCGTTAGCGTATTCTCTTATGACAGTTTCAAGATCATCCCAAACACCTATGATGTGAGTATCACAATGGGTGAGTTGACACACTTTAAAAATTCTGATAAAATGTCAACTGGATTCGACATTCAATATTGGATTGCAATGGAAACGGGTTCAACATATTCAGAATGATTGGAGTGAGTAATGTTAGAGGATGTTTTGTGGGTCGAGAAATATCGACCCAAAACTGTCAGTGACATCATTCTTCCGGAAGAATTGAAGAGTACCTTTTCTGAGTTTGTGCGCTCAGAAAAGGTGCCTAATATGATTCTTTCTGGTCGAGCTGGTGTAGGTAAAACTTCTGCTGCAAAAGCAATGCTAGAAGATCTTGGATGTTCTTATCTAGTTATCAATGGATCTCTTGATAGAAACATTGACACTTTGAGGAACGAGATTCAATCTTTTGCTTCTACTACCTCAATCAAAGGTGGTCGTAAATACGTCATTCTAGATGAAGCAGATTATCTAAACCCACAATCAACACAGCCTGCTCTTCGAAACTTCATCGAAGAGTTCTCGCAGAACTGTGGATTCATTTTGACTTGTAATTTTGTCAATCGAATTATTGAGCCTATTCATAGTAGATGCTCAGTAATCAATTTCGACATCAACAAGTCTGATAAAGAATTGGCATCAAAGTTCTTTACTCGGGTCAAGGAAATTCTAAAGAAAGAAGGAGTTGAGGCTGAAGACAAAGTTCTAGTCAAATTCATTCTCAAATATTTTCCCGATGTTCGAAGAACACTAAATGAACTTCAGAGATATTCTGCTACCGGAAAGATCGACACTGGAATCTTATCTGTTGTAGAAAACGTATCGCTGGACACATTAGTATCTTTGATGAAAGATAAAAACTTTCCTGCCATGAGAAAGTGGGTAGCAGAAAATCTAGATAAAGATCCTACTTCTTTGTTTAGGCAAATTTTTGACGCTATGGACTCTATATTAGATCCTACGTCAATTCCACAAATGATTATCCATTTGGGGAGATATCAATATCAAGCAGCTTTTGTTTCCGACCAGGAGATAAATATAGTATCCTTCTTAACAGAAGTTATGCATGATTGCGAGTTTAAATAAGGAGAAAGCGATGGATCCCATCTATCAAACTTTATTAACTTTAGCATGTATGTTAGCCACTTATTTTTGGGGCAAATACAAAGGTGCTTCTGCAATAGGTGACGAAATCATTGAGCTTCTTGGGTGTAAAGAAATTCATGTTTTAGATGACGGAAGAGTTTATTTCATCGATAAACACGGAAACCGAAGAACACCTGAGGAAGCCTTCAAATGAAAAAATATCTTGGTCCTATGTTGTGGGTATTACCTTTAGGATTATGGATAGTTGTTGCTGTAGGTGCGTTGTGGTATCTTAAGAATGATAGACAAGAACCTGTTATTGAACAGGAGGTTGAAGAACAGAAAATTGAGGAACCTAACGTATTTGAAAGAGAGGTATTTACAGTACAGATTGAACCCGAAGTTAGTGCTGATGATGTTGAATGTTTAGCACTCAACATATATCATGAAGCAAGATCTGATAATTTTGCTGGACAGATTGCAGTTGCGGATGTGGTATTAAATCGTATTGAGAGTGGGCGTTTTCCGAACTCAGTTTGTGATGTAGTTAAGCAGGCTAAGACCAGAGTAAACTGGAAAGGCAACGTTGTACCAGTTAAAAATGCTTGTCAGTTTAGTTGGTATTGTGATGGATTGGATGATGAACCCTTTGAGGAACATGCTTGGATTAAAGCGAGGATGGTAGCCGAAAAGTCCTTGACAAATGAGGACTTTCGTGGTATAACTGAAGGGTCAACACATTATCATGCGACATATGTAACACCCGACTGGGTAAATGATAGAGGTATGCAATCGGTTGGTCAAATCGGTCAACATAAATTCTACAGATGGCAATAGGAATCATATTATGAAACCATGTGATATTACACCGAACTATAAGTTCAATGAAGGTGAACTAATTGAAGAGTTTGCTAATTATGTAAACTCAACATACGATCAACACTATGCTGGAGGCAAGATTCAAGCGACCGAAGATATTATTGATGATGGTCACGGGACAGGATTTTGTATCGGTAATGCTAAAAAGTATCTGAAACGATACGGAAAGAAAGGTGAGACGCCTGCTGAATGGCGAAAAGACTTAATGAAAGTTTTGCATTATACGTTGATTCAATTGTATGTACACGATGAAGAACAAAATAACAAGCCCAAAGTTTTAAATGATTATCTAAATAATCCAGCACCCTTTCATCATTCAATTGATGATGTCTCACCACAAGAGTGGGATGCGATAACCAAGGGTGGTGGACAAACAGTTTTAGATTTTAATCAAGGAAAATAATATGTATGAATATAGGTGTAAAATTAAAAAGGTGGTGGATGGCGATACAGTGGACATTGACATTGATCTTGGTTTTGATGTTATTCTCAGTAACCAGCGTGTTAGGTTGTATGGTATTGATACTCCTGAGTCCCGTACTCGTGATAAAGAGGAAAAGCGATTTGGACTTGCGGCTAAGGAATTCCTAAAAGCAATGCTGGGTAAAGAAGGCACGCTCAAGACGCACAAAGATGCGACAGGTAAGTTTGGTCGTATTCTTGGTGAGTTCATTGTATACGATCCTGAAACGGACCGACAGTGTTCTGTGAATCAATTAATGATTGACAAACACCTCGCAGTAGAGTATTATGGCCAGTCAAAAGATGACATTGAAGATCAGCATCTAAAGAATCGTGAACTTCTTGAAACAAAATATTATGAGCATATCACTGTAAAATGAAACCGTTTGATTATCTGAAGGCAATTAACTCAACAAAAGAAAATCTTATGCATGACTCCGCTAATGATGAATTGGCGGAGAAAGCGTATGAGCCATTTCTGACTAACCGTGGATTATCTTATTTCCCCGATTCGATATTCTATGCAAACGAAATGAATCGATATCACGCTCTCCCCAAGAAAGCGCAATTCTTATATTTGCTAAATAGTATAAGACCTCGCAAGAGATTTAGTAAGTGGTATAAAGAAGAAATCTCAGATGATATATTGCTAATATCTGAAATGTTCGGTTACAGCAAAGCTAAAGCAAAAGAGGCACTTAATGTTCTAAGTGAAGAACAACTAAAACAAATAAGAAAAAAAGCAGATAAGGGCGGGTGACCGTCATGGGGAGTTATTACTATAATGGATGTGAACGTAGATACATTGTTGGAGGTTCGCCTCAAGAATCCGGATGATTTTTTAAAAGTTAGAGAAACTCTACAGAGAATTGGTGTTGCTTCTAGGAAAGACAAAAAACTCTATCAGTCTTGTCATATTCTTCATAAGAGAGGTAAATATTATATTGTCCACTTTAAGGAGCTTTTTGCATTAGATGGTAAGCCGACAAACTTTGAAGATAACGATAAAGGCAGAAGAAATTCTATTTCTCGATTATTATCGGAGTGGGGTTTGATTGAAATTGTAAACCCAGCAATGTCTGAACAACCTTTATGTCCACTTTCGCAGATCAAGATTCTTCCTTATGGTGAGCGATCTGAATGGGAACTGATCACCAAATATAGCATAGGATCTAAAAAACGAGTAGAATAATATGTACTTTAAATTGATAATGATTTTTGCGATTGTGGGCACAATTGGTGGTGGATATATGCACTATCAAACGACAGTTGCGAAGTATGAAGCTGCAATGAGTAAACTCGAAGCAAATAATCGCACACTCAAAGAAAATCAAGTTCAGATGGAAATTGCTGTGAGGACTGCGCAGGAATCTCTTCGTGCGGCTGAGGAAAACGCAAAAAAGTCCGAAGCGGCAATGTCTGCCTTGACTGCCAAAAATAATGAACTGGCAAAAGACAAAGCAAACTATATGAAGATCTTTAAAGATCTCAACTTGACACGTCTTGCTCGTGCTAAACCAGGCATGATCGAGAAACGAATTAACAAT